TGACATCATTGTGACAAACGCTATCCAAAGTTGGACCAAGAGCCACCCATGCGGGAACCTTCTTTCCACGGAATGTAGGCAACTTATTAGGAAGCCTAACCAAACCGCGGAGTGGCAAGACACATGGCCAACTGCATCCCTTACTAACTGTGACTCCATTACGGGTGCTATAACCAAAGAGTCGGCGAGAGCTTCTGATCACCTGATCTTGATTGCTGAACCAAGCTCTTTTCAGTCTGAAGACCTGTTCCGTAAACACTCCCCACTCGTGGGCCTTGAAGTGCTTTCCGTGCGAGAACTTCGCACCGCACTCCGCCGCAATTCTTTCGTAGTCATCTACGAGGGGTTGTGGCCAATGGGCAGCGAGATCATCGCCGCACACGGCGGACCGTTTTCGGTAAAAGTTCCAGTCTTCAGAAAAGTTTGGTGTAGGCGATCGGTTAATGCAGTAATCCCAGCACGCGGTGTCAATCCAATAAAGATGGAGCAGAGAAAGGAGACACCATGTGGTAGGCAATCCCATAAGGATGCCCCGAGCAAGGTCGAAGACCTCGTTCGTTTTAACCACATGGACCTTTCCTGCAAGGTCGAACCTCCGGGTGACCTTGATCTCCATCTTCATCGTACCAACACAGGCACGGAGACACCTTGCAATAACCTTCGGCAAGCTCTCAGACAATCCTCTGACCAGCGCGTCTACGACGTCATGCGGGATAAGATCACTCGCAGCTGTCAAATCAGAGGAAAGGGTGACCCAATCAACAGGAGCAGGGGCCGAAACGGCTTCCTCTACTGCCATGCGATGGTCACCAGACAATGTGTGTGCCGCTCTATGGTCGGACTTAAGACCCTTCAACAAAACCTCGCGAGCCATGTGGCCGATGGCCACCAACTTGTAGTCACTCTTGGTGACTACTCGTGTCTTGAAACCTCTTTCCGCAAGGACGGCAACCTTGGCACTCTTATGATGAGAGTCCAGGTATTCATCCAAGAGGACGAGATTGGTGGCGGCTTCCCCTGCAGAGCAGGCATCGTAACCATCATAGGTAACGAGGTAATTCTCCAGGTCTGTCCGAAGAGAGGATTTTCTTGGGTCGGAATCAATGCCTTGGATATCCCTAGCGATCGACAACGCAACACCTCCTTGCTTGAGTGTGCTCGAATAAGAAGCACTCAAGTTCAAGGGCAGAGTTGGGTAATAATGCCGCTTGAGGTGGCTCTGAGACCAAGCTCTTGCCCATCCTTCAATATCTTTGAGGCGAGCCGACGGCACTTCAGGGCCTTTAGTGGACATCGTTTCCCGATACGCACTCGAAGCTTCATCACAAAGCCTAGAGCTAGCGCAGGGAAGAGATCTACCTATAAAGGACATCTGGAGCGCCTTTCGGTCGCAATCGACTACAGTCCTCAAAGAACCGAGGAGGTACTTGGCGATACCACCACGACGAT